CTGATGAATGCAGCATAAACAGCTATGAGTGAAAATAACAACAAGCAGAAACGTAAACGTGTCTGTCCGCATTGCGGCCGAAAGTTGTGGATGCGTGAGTTCTATCCGTTGAAGAATGGGGGACGGAGTTCCTGGTGTCATGAATGTGTGCTGGTGTACAAGCGTGAACAGTACCGCAAGCACCGGAAGGTTGCTGACGGTACTTTCATGCACCGGACACTGGGACGGCTCGTCGAGCATAAGGGATATTCCACCCGTATCTTTTGGAACGGTAATATGCTTTCCATCATGCGTCGCCACTATCACAATACCCTCAACCGGGAGCTGGCTGAAATGCTCGGTGTTTCCGAACGCAGCGTCACCCGGAAGGCCCGAGAGATGGGACTGGAAAAGGACAAAGGTTTTGTAGCCTCCCTTAGCCGGGAACATTTGTTGCTGGCAAACGCGAGAAGCAAGGAACTGGGATATCCGGGCGGCTTCACCAAGGGGATGAAGTTTCGGGGAAACCAGTACACCGGGAGGATAAGAGTTGAATAACATACAGCACGGTCAATATTATGAGTAAAAAAATGGTAATTGTGGTCACCGCAGTTGGTGTCCGTAAAGTAGTGGAAAAATGGCTCTGTGAGAATATGACTTGCGAGCTGGTTGTGTCACGTAACGCACGCCATGAGTGTTGTGTGGAAGTCATCTATGATAGCGGAAACCCTTCGGTTTTGCGTACTCTTCTACGCTCTGCCGTGGGTGAAATCATAGAGTTGTGCTGATGTGGTATGAATAGTTTGAGTTAATGAAAATCTGAATAGAATGGGCATACTTGAATTTTTCGACCAGTATAAGTGTACAAAAAATGAAAAAGAGCATCTTCTTGATTATTTGTGTACTATCAGAGTAAAGAGAGTGATTAAGGAAATCAATGACCTTAAAATAAACAAAAAAACAGTATAGCCATGCAGATAGACATCAACAGCCGCAAGCAGTTAAATAAACCCGAGAATTATGCGGCGTTTTACAGCCTTTTGAACCGCCTTCCGACATCGGATCGTGACGCACTGAAGGAAAGCATCGTTTCCCAGTACACGGAGGGACGTACCACGAGTCTGCGTGACATGACACTGAAGGAATACAGTGCCGCCGTGTCCGCCATGCAGAAGCTGGTACCGCCCACTTATCAGGAACAGCTCCGGAAGATTCTCCGTCAGAAGCGTTCCGCGGTACTGCACCAGATGCAGCTGCTGGGTATCGATACGGCCGACTGGGACCGGGTGAACGCCTTCTGCCGGGACAGCCGTATCGCCGGCAAGGAGTTCCGTGAACTTGACTGTGAGGCGTTGGACACGTTGCAGGTGAAGCTGCGTGCCATCCGCCGTAAACGTGAGAATAAACAACAATAGCAACCATTTAATTTTTTAGCTATGGATTTGAAAGAACAATTAAAAAGCCTGTCCGCCCAGGACAGGAAGGAGCTTTTGAAACAGCTCCAGCAGGAAGAGAAGGAAAGCAAGCGTAACCGGCGCGATGCCTATGAGGGCCTCCGTGCGCAGTTCATGCTTGAAGTGAAGAACCGGCTGCTCCCGGTTGTGGATGACGTGAAGGCGTTCCGCGACTGGGTGGAGAAAGAGGCCGCCGCCTTCCGTGCGGTGATGCGTGAATACGGCCAGCTGCGTAAGGACGAGCAGGCGAGCTTCACCATCGTGGACGGTGACATGAAGCTGGAGGTGAGGAGCAACAAGGTGAAGAGTTTCGACGAGCGTGCCGACCTTGCCGCCGAACGCCTGGTGGATTACCTGAAGCGCTACGCCATGGGGCGCGAGCTGGGTACCGACGACCCGATGTACCAGCTCGGCATGACCATGATCGAGCGCAACCGCCAGGGCGATCTGGACTACAAGTCCGTGAGTAAGCTGTACGAGCTCGAGGACCGTTTCGACAGCGAGTACACGGAGATCATGGACCTCTTCCGTGAGAGCAACGTGGTGTACAAGACCGCGGTGAACTACTATTTCCACAAACGTGACGAAAACGGTGTCTGGCACCGTATCGAACCCTCATTCTGCCGGTTGTAGTCATGGAGAAGACGAAGAACATCGCGCCGCACGTCATGGCCTGCAAGCGTTGTGAAGGCAAGGGACGTATCTTTTACCTGGACCAGGGAGGAGCTCCTTTATCCGCAAAATGTCCGGTCTGTAATGGCAGCGGGCGGGTGAAGGTACAGAGCAAGGTGATCACCCGCATCGAGCCGTTTGTTCCGGGTGAGGATGACACCGAACTGATGACCATGTGATTTTGTTCACACTCTAAACAGAAAAACGCCGCATTCATACACGATGCGGCGTTTTTTTATTAACATCCCCGGTTAAATGCCTAATTTTGCAGCATATACCTGAACTTATGGCTAAAGGACGAGACAAAAAACTGATAGAACTCCGTGATGAAGCCCTGTGCCGCCGTTACTATTACTGGACGGAGGTGCAGCGCCTGCGTTTTGATGATGCCCTGAAAGTGTTGTCCCGCCAGGAGTTTTTCATTTCCGAGGAGCGGATCATGTCCATTATCCGGTGCAAGTGCCGGGAGCTGAAGGACTTGGAGGTGAAGCCCGTCCCAAAGGTTAAGAAACCCCGCCTGACAGCCGTCCAGCTTTCCCTGTTCACGGGGGAATGAACCTTCCCCTTACTGCATGGCCGACTCGTCATGCAGCGTGAAAGAATAAACCGTCTCGTACACCTTGATGTTTCCCGGCAGCGAATAGTCCCGGCTCTTTACCCTGACCAGCGGGCTGGTCTCTTCCGTGCACTGGAACTCCTGCAAGGCTTTGTACAGCTCTTTGGCCTTCAGCTGCCGTTCCCTTACCTTGTCATAGGTTCCGGAGGTGTAGTGGGTGTCATCGTAGCAGTCAATGGCCAGTCGTATGGTGATGAGTGACTCGCTTTTCTGTACCCCGTAACCGAGGTCATTCCAGTCCGATTCGGCGTTCCCGACAAGCACGCAGGGGAAGGTTACCGGATAGTGGTCCTCCTCCGCCCCGGCTTCAAGCTGTCCGTAGTCCTCGTCAATGTATGACAGTTCAGGCATCTTTTCGGCGATGCGTTCCATGATCGCGATAAAAATTTCTTCCATGTTGTTATAAGTTTAAAATATTTCTGATTTCATTCTCCATTTTACGGTCTATCTTTTCGGACAGTTCCCGGCTTTCCCCGATAAACTGGCGTTGCGGTATTTTTATCCGGAGCTTTTTCTTTTTGGTCAGCGCCAGCCTTTTCCATTTCAGCGCTTCCTGATTTTCCTGCGGTTCATTGTTTGCGGCAGAACCCTTCTTTTTGCCTTTTCTTTTGCCCGTGGCGGCTTTTTTAGCCTTGCCTGAAGCCTGGTAATACTTCGCCCATGCAAAACGCCGCATTTGGGGCGTAACAGTCGGATGAACTTCTCCTCCCCAGTTATTGACCGGCGCATAGACGAGTTCGTTTGCCACCCTCACTCGGTATTCTCCCGGCATGTATTTGACGGAGCTGAAGAGATGGTTCCTTCCGGAGAGCAGCGTCCCGTAGCTCCCTGCCGCATCGGTCCGTCCCGAGGACAGCCTTTTCGCTTTCGGCCACGGGTGTAATCCTCCGTTTACGAAACCTTCCCGGCGGAAGTTGTCCTGGAAATGGTCTTTTGCCATTCGTCCAGCGATAACCGGCATTTTCCGTTTCATTAGCCCATCCAGTTCTTTCCGTTTGGCTTTTATCAGTTTTGAATATTCTTTTATGTCCATGAATGACTGAATTAAAAAATAATTTTATACTTTTGCAGCAAGGCGTTTTTTATGTGCCTTTTTGCGTTATGGAAATACCTAAACAAGTGTCGGAATTAGCAAACAGTAGCGGTTACAACTCCGTTGTCTTATCAGCCAGTTCCCCTGAAGGAAGCATCTATTCCGTGGGCTGTGTTGACGGGGATGGTTTTGAGTTGCCTGTCGGTCTTCCCGCCTTTATTCTGTTCGACGGCCAGTCCTGCCGTCTGGTGGACGGTGAGGAGGGGCTGGCACTTTCTTCCCGTTTATTTGGTGATGAATAGTCCCATGATTTTGGGATTTACCAGTTTGTTGTCTATTCTTATCACTCCCACACGGCCCGCTTTCATGCTCTGTATGTAATTGCTTGCATCATCCTTTCCGGTTTGCGGGTCGAAGAACCTTGTCTTTCCTTCAGTCACCTCTGCGCAGAACACGTGTGCGGAGCCGCCTTTCCAGGCACAATATATCTCGTATATTCCATCCTCTCTGAATTTTTCCCTGAAGTATTCCTTCAGCCGGTTTGCATTCATTACTTGATATCCCTTTCTGACCTGCCATTTATAGGTATAGTCATAATCCGGCTTTGTTCCGTCCCGGTTCAGGAAACGTTCTTCCCATGTGATACCTTGTTTTGCCATTTCATTGTATGCGCTTTGTCTGATGTTGGGTTTTGCCTCGATGTCAAACCCCAACCTTCTGAGCATGTGTGTCACGGTGCAGGTCTGGCAATTCACGCGGTATCCTTCCTCTTTTCCGAATTTCGGGTTCTCCTTTCCCTTGTTCGCCTGTTCGTATGTCATCGGCTTGCCTTTGGTAACGCCGAGTGCCTTTTCTATCTTGAGATTGTTGCGGGCGATGTCGGTTTTTTCCTCCAGCGTCAGGTTGTCCGGCATTTCGGCTATCATTTCGTTGATGCGCCTGGTCAGTGCGTCCACGGCTTTTTTTGCTCCCGGATGCGCTTCAGTAATGTAGGGGTGTTTGTCTGAAAACAGTTTGCCGTCTTTTCCCGGATTGTTTTCCAGACCGTCATGTGCCTTGTTCTGCCCGTTTTCGTCCGGTACCGCTGTCGGCGCTTCATCCGTTGATGAGAGCGTGCACTTGCAGTTCCATCTGTCTCCGGGCCTGTGCTCGTTCCAGAACGGATCATCTATCGGACGTATGGTCCCCCAGAAAATCTGGTGGTCGGCTCCCGGCGTCACACTTGTGGACGGCATCCATTTGAGGTTCGGCAATACATCCTTTTCCCTTTCGAACTGTCTCCAGTCCGCGGCCTGGTGTGCCCGTATGACGGCCGTGTCGTATTCTGTACGCAGCCAATGGATCATCTGGTGGTCGGCTATGGGCATGGCTTCCTTCACCCACTGTTCAAACGGCTTTAAACTTCCGTTTTTGTCCAGCAGCAGCGCTGCCATGTCGTTCTGTGCCCTGTGTACCTTGAAAGCTGCGAACACGGCGTTGTTCATTCGGATTTCACGGTAGAAGTCATAATCCGGATCATCGGTTTTCCGTGTCCCAAACCCCTTGTCGGTGGCTTTGTTCATCGTTTTCCACGTGGCCTCGAACAGGTTCTCCTCGATGTCGGTCATGGGATGGAAATCTTTGCTGTATATGTTCTTCAGGGCTTTCTTCAGTACCTCTTCATCGAACGAGAATAAAGTTTCCACCTGTTTGTCCTCCATTCTGTAGAGGTCGTTTATCACCATTCTAAAGCTGCCCCGTCTCTCCCCGGGGCTTTCCCGAAAAAACGTTTCAGCCAGTTGTATGCGTTTTTAAGGGCATTTTTCTTTTCTTTGGGTGTTCCTTTACCGTGCTTTTCCAGTTCCGGTTCTTCTTCCGGATCCGGTTCATCCTCTTCCGCCTTTTCGGTCTCTCGGGCCTTCGCTGCCTCGATTTCCGCCGCTTTCTCCTCCTGGCGTTTCTTCAGCTCGTCATAGTTTGCCGGTTTCTCGATCCCGAATTCCTCGTAGAGGTAGTCGTCACCTACCGGCAGGTTGAAGTTCGTACGCAGCTGTGTGAGGATGGACATCTTTTTCTCCGGTTCGATAAGCTTCTTTTCCGGATAGCAGAACTCCCCGCCTGTGGTGTCTATTCCGAGCATTGCGAATATGTCGGCCATGTCATAGTTGAGCACGTCGAGGATGTCCTGCCTGTCGGAGAGCGTCACTTTCTCCTCCACGTCCTTGTGTACGGTTCCCAGTGCCTGTGTGCCCTTGTCGGAGGCTTCGGTGGTGAGCGTGTTTCCGAGGAACAGCTTTGAGATTTCGTTGTTGCAGCGCTCGCAGAGCTTGTCGTAGAGGTCCGCGCTCCCTGTCTTGTTCGCGGCTTCCACGAGCTTGAGCACCGTATCCTCCGCGTGCACGAAAACCGACAGGCTTCCGGTGCTGTCCGCGTCGTCCAGCGCCCTCTGCCGTGCCTCGTCGTCATCCGTGGGATACGTGTACTCCCTGATGGGCGCTCCGAACACTTCCGCGAACTGTGCCCAGTCCGCCACGTCGTTACGTTTGTATATCACCCAGATGGCTGCTTTCACCAGCAGTCCGGGATCGTCGGGTGAACCGATGAACAACAGGTCGGGGTACTCGTCCCAGGACGTCCCGGTGGTGTCCGTCTGGTGCCGCAGTATGAGCCTGCGCACGGGATCGACGTGTTTGCGCGGTATCAGGTCGTAGTTCACCCATTCCCCCTTGCGGTAGAACTGCACGAGTGAGAACCCCCAGAATTTGGCGTCCAGGATGTCCCCTATGAACTTCCGGAACCATGGGGACCTGATCTGCTTGTTCACCTTCTCGTCCGGCTTCCCGTTCCTGCGGAATTCTATGGAAGATGCCAGTGCGGCATTCTTCCGTTTCTCTATGACACTTGTCAGGTGCGTGTCCATGAGTATGTCGCTGAACAGGTCGTACAGCCTGAAGCGTCTGGAGTAGTCCACATTCTCGAAAGCCCTTACCGCGAGCATGTAGTCCGCTATGTCTATACCGAACCTTCTGGGCTGTGTCAGTATGATGGTTGCGGGTCCTTTCTGCCCGGGCCTCGGCAGGTTCCCGCTTTGGGTTATCTTTCCGGCCCCTTTCTTTCTTTTGTTCATATTACCAATGGTTTACACGTTTACGGTTGCTTTTGATAAGGAAATTTGATTTTGCCGCCCTCGTCTCTTCGGACAGCAGGGGCAGGCCGTCCACCGATATCTCCTCGGCCGCCACGGCTTTCAGC